TTGGCCAATGGTTGGCAGAAGGTCGCGCCAAAGGTTGGCAACATAACACGCTGTTTTGGTAGTCAACCGGAGGGAAGATGAACACACGAACGGAAACGCCCGACATTCTGGGCAACATCATGGCGCATACGTCGAGCGCGGCGTTTTCCCAGGAAAACGACCGGGGTGCGCTGGTCTGGCTGCCCGTCGGGCGCATCTACGACAATCCGTTCCAGCCGCGCACCAACTATGACGACGTCGACAGCCTGGCGGAGTCGATCTGGGCGCTGAAGAACGAACTGCCGGCCACCCTGGGCCTGCAACAGCCACCGGTGGCGCGGGTGATCGTCTTCGGCAACGACGGCGACGAAACCGCCATCGAGCGCAGCCGCTACAACGACCCGGCTGCCCTGCGCCGGCTGGCGCTCTCGGACAAGCACGCGGTGCAACTCCACTTTGGCCACCGGCGCCTGCGGGCCTGGAAGCTGCTGCGGGATCGTGACCCGGGCTATGCGGAGTTCCCCGTGCTGCTGGCGTTCGCCGACGACCTGGGCATGTGGAAGCACGTGGTCAGCGAGAATGCGCAGCGTAAGGACATCAACGCCATCGAAGAGGCCGAGACGCTGCGCGTGGCGGTGGACCGCTTCCACCTGACGCTTGAGCAGGCGGGGCAGCCGTTTGGGTACGCCAAGAGCACCATCAGCAACAAGCTCGCGCTGCTGCGCTTGCCGGCCGCCGTCGCCGACCTGGTGCGCTCCGGTGAACTGACGGAGCGGCATGGGCGGGAGTTGGTGCGCCTGGCCGACGCGCCGGCACGCATTGAAAAGCTGGCGGAGCTGGCGGTCAAGAAGACGCTGACGGTCGCGCAGTTGTCCGAAAACGTGAAGTGGGAACTGGAGCGGGAGCAACAGGAGCAGGAGAAGGCGCGCCAGTTGGCGAAGGCCGCGGCGCTGCTGGCGGCCGGCTACAACCC